CACGAACTTCTTTTGTCTCATAATGATGAATTTCTTGCAACAGTTCGCTTCCATACTTATCGAGTAGATAATTGTTGAAATCTGTTTGTGACATCGGCCATTCTTCTCTTACATTGATGATATTGTTAGAAAGAAGAATAACCCAGTCTAAAGTTGGATTTCCATATATCTTATCTGCAATATTATCTGGACGATCATTACCCACTATAGCATATTTGTCAAAAACCACTGCATTTTGGAAAAAGTCATCTCTGATTTTTCCCCTTTTGAATAGATTTTTTACTCGAACGACATCATAACTGGAATTGCGGTTATCCGAGAATGATGGTAGTAGTAGATCTGGGAAGTATGAAAAGTATGACATTTTAGAAACCTATATCGTCTGGTGTAAATGGACCCAATGCAGCATCTACAACACTAGGATCATCTTCACTCAAATAATCACTTTCAAAGATTGGCGTCAATTCAGTAAAAGATAACGTCATGGTTGTTCTGACTGGTTGTGATACTGCTCGCTCATCGTCATAAGATTGATAAACACCTTCTGGAGTGAAGTTAACTTCACATGCAGTCAGAGCACATATTTTATATGAATTCAAACCTTTTATTCGTCTGGATCCATTTAGGTATCTAACTCTGAATACATTTGGAGATCCAATAAAAATCAAATTATCATTATTTTTCTTTGGTGCCATTCCCTGCCTGAAAAATCTTATAATTTTTCTTGTTTCAGTAGCATCTGCTTCATCGTTAGGAGCAAATTCAAAAGCAAAACTAAAATTTCTCAATTTTGGACCATTGAAAAGTAGTTCAAGGTTCGGATTTATCGTTGTTCCAGTTGCTCTAGCAAGGAATTGACCAGGATCAACGTTGAGACCAATTTTTCCTAATGCAGCTTGTGCTAGAAATGAGGATAGTAAAATTCCTGCGGGTGTGTTACCAAATCCGCCAGATCCAATTAAGTTTGTAATATTACCAACATCAGATGCTACACTGCTTATTGCATCAGGTATGTTTCCCGTCAGACCCTTTGAAGCAACACCTAATGCAGAAAAGAAAGCACCAGCTTCTAAAGCATTTGCTCTATCATCTGCCCAAGAAACACCATTAGATATTGATAATTGATTTGGTATTGGTAATCTTACTCCACCAATAATTCTTTTTATATTTGATCCGCGACTTAATCCTGTTTGTAAACTTTGTAAAAGTCCTGATGGATTTATTTGTCCTTGTGGAGCAAATACATCTGCTTGTGGTGCTCTGTATTCAAACTGTTCAATTAGAACACTATCCTGAGACTTTTCATAATATGCATCAGTTGGATAGACAAAATATATTGGATAGTCTGATTTAGGATCTCCTCCTAGAGATTTGATTGTAGCGTCTGCAGTATCTTGTAATTTTTTTATCTCTTCTGGTAATGCAATTGGACCACTAGGTTTGGGAGTAATACTATTTACTGGGGGATTTCCTGGATTGGAGTTTGGTCGATTATATCCAGTTCCTGCATTTGATCTACTCCAAGTATCTTTCTGTGCCTGAGTTTGTAAAGCTTTTTCTGCCTGTGCAGTTCTTCCATCCTTTTGTATTTGACCTTTGAATGCACTTATTTCATTAGCCCAAGCAGATAGAAATTCTGGAGTTTTAGTAAGTCGCTCATATTCTCCATCTGGTTGCCCTTGTTGCTTTGGAGATAGGAGTATAGGAAATCCAATGCCTTTCTGATATTTTATTTCTGGAATACCTAAAAATCGTGTTCCATTTACATTTGCATCATAAGTTACACGATAATCTTCGCCCTTATAATCAAATTTAAATGTTTGTGTACAAGCTCCAGTTTTTGTAGCAGGCACACAATTTTTTTGTGGAATATATGACATCAGATTATACTCCTAGGATTAACTGGAACTTCTGCACCACGAAAACTTCTAACAAATTCTTCAGCAGATAGTTGTGATGCAGATTGCCATTCTTCCATTGCTATATCGATGAAATTGCTTTCTACTTCTGATTTCAAATATTTATGGAACCCAGTGCTACCAAATAAAAATTCTTCCCAATTTTGCACACCACTTGCTTGAGCTTCTTGAAGCATGTTAATTATGCCCATTCTTTGCTTTACTGGATAGTAATGTAAGTTCATCCCATAAAAAACTTCATTCTGATTGAGTACAATAAAGCATAGTGGATTTTTGTCATAAAATCTTTTTTCTGCAGTTACTGCCCTATAACGAAACAATACCAAATGTCCAACTTCTGGAATACTTGTAATTTTTGATTTGGGAAATTGTGATTTATACTCCAAGATCGTGCTCCGTTAGTATTTTGAATTCCCATTTCCTATCATTACAATACTCTTTTGCTGCTTCCCACTTTGCCATATTTTTAGCATATTCATAAACCTCAGTAAGATATTTTTTAGTTCTTGCTTTCTGTGGTTTTGGTCCAGCAACTTGTCTTGCAGGTTTTATTTCAATCAAACTTTCTAATATTTTTCCAGAAGTATTTTTATATTTAATATAAAAATCTGGGAAGTATTTGTGATATCGATTATCGACTGGTGATTTATAAGGTATCCAAAGTTCTTCTGATGCCCATTTCAAAATATTTTCATTTGTATCACAATATCGCATAAATTTGAGTTCCCATAAAGATCTATAAATGATATTTGTGGGATCACCTTTATACTTACTAGAATTAGAAGGTCGAAACTTTCCCTTATAACTCATACATAGTATATAAACGTCTTCTATTTAGATGGCTAGGACAAAAGTAAACGCCAGAATTAGAAAAAGATATTACCTTCCTACAGAGGAATTAATTTATAGCAATAATGCTATTTTACCTGCACATAATAACATTTATGATGTATGGATAGATTTCAATACTGCAGGATCTAGAGAACCATCATTGAAAACTTTTGTAAACCAACATAGTTTTCTTTCTTCAAAAACCGATCCTGGGGATATTATTGCATTACTTTGCTCTGAAGCAGTGCTACCAGGATCCCAAATTCAGACATCTCAAGTTGATGGATTGAGACAGGGTGTGTCATCAAACTATGCAGTTTACAGAAGATATCCTGATGTTCAACTAACGTTTTATTCTCAAAAAGACTATTATACTAATGATGTATTCAATGCTTGGATGGAATATATTTCCCCAACATATCTTGAAAATGGAACTCATGGAAGAACAAATTATGAAAGAATAGATAACAGTGCAGCATACAAGAAACTTAGATATCCAAACGAATATAAGTGCCCAATTCAAATAACTGCATTCAGTAAAGATGTAAATGTTCCTACAGATAATTCATTTTCACCACTACAACCAAGTTCGATTACTTATCATTTAGTAAATGCATTTCCTGTGAATATTGTATCTGCTCCACTTGCATATGGAGATGCTGAACTGATAAAAACATCAATACAATTTAAATATGATTACTATTATGTTGAACGAGTTGGCAACTATGGTAATGGTGTTGTATTTGAAAGTGAAGCAGTACCAAAAAATCCTATTCCACAACCACGATAAATAAACTCAATGATGTGAATTTATATGCCATTACCTAAAGTTGTTGCACCAACATTTGAAGTTGAACTAATTTCTACAGGAAAACCAGTCAAGTATAGACCATTTCTCGTAAAGGAAGAAAAAATTCTTCTGATTGCACTTGAAAGTGGTAATGAAAAGGATATTAGTAATGCAATCAAGGATATTTTAAAATCTTGCATTCTTACTCGTGGAGTAAAAGTTGAAGATCTTCCAAGTTTTGACCTAGAATATCTTTTCCTGAATGTACGTGGAAAATCTGTGGGTGAAAGTGTTGAACTCATTGTTATCTGTACAGATGATAATGAAACTCAAGTTTCACTAACAGTCAAATTATCCGATATCAAACTTGTCGTTCCTGAAGGACACTCTGAAATCATTGAAGTCGGTGGTGGTATTTCAATAAAAATGAAATATCCTTCTCTTCAGCAATTCATTGAAAATAACTTCTATGTTTCTAATGTTGGAAACAACGTAGAAAAAATTGATAAAGCATTCAAAGCAGTTTCATCTTGCATCGATCAGGTTTATACCGAAGATCAATCTTGGTCTGGGTCTGATTGCACTGAAAAAGAACTAATTGACTTTATTGAACAGTTAGATAGTCCTCAGTTTTCTAAGATTGAGAACTTCTTCAAGACAATGCCAAGATTATCATATTCGACAAAAGTAAAAAATCCAAATACAGGCGTAGAAACTGATGTTCTAATTGAGGGACTATCAAATTTTTTCGCATAATGCTGTATCATATTAGTTTGAGTGCATATTATGAAAATAATTTTGCTTTGATGCAGCATCACCATTGGAGCATAACTGAAATAGAAAATATGATACCCTGGGAAAGGGAAATTTATGTTACATACCTCCAAAACTATTTGGAGAAAAAGAAATTAGAAGCACAACAAACAGCCAATGCTTCCTACTAGTCCAGCGTTTCAATATGTCTTACCGTCCTCGACAACTGTTAGGGTAAAACCACAGTCGTCGATAATTCCTGGTGCTCCAGATCCGTTAGCATCTTTTGCTCAAAAGGAAGGTATTAAACTTCCTGTGCAACAAAGAATGAGTAGAGCATATGATAAGTTGCTCATGGAAGCAGAAGAAAAAGCTGGTGCTCTTTCTCCAAAATCCATAAGAACTCTAGGAAAACTTGTTCTAGAGTTCGAACAAGTCAACAACAATCTTTCTCAGATCCAGAAAGAAATACGAGCAGATATTCGTGCTAAGAAGGCATACTTTGATCAAGAGAAAAAACTTTTCAAAAAAGAAGAAGACGAACTGAAAAGTATTCGTGGTGCATTTTTTGGTTTAAGGGCTAAACTTGGTGCATTTAGTGCTTTACTTGCTGGTAAAGCATTCATGGAAGGAAGATATGGTGATGCATTTCAAAATGCTAGTGTTGCTGTAGGATCATTCTTACCAGAAATTATCAACATTACGTCATCGGTTGTTCTTGGGGGACTTGCTGTAAAGGGTGTAGCAGGCGCAGGAGCAGGCGCTATTGCACGAAGTGGTGCAAGAGTTGCACCAACAGTGGATTCCCCTAGAATGGGCGGCAGAGCGGGAATGCTGGGGTTAGCAGGTGCTGGTGCGCTTGCTTATACTGCAGGAAGAAGTGGTGGGGCAGAAGAAAGAAGGCAAAGTTTAGTTGCAAGAGAAATTGGAGGAGATGCGACAATATCCGCAGAAGATGTTGATCGTTTCTCATCAATACTTAACAGATTTGATACTATTGTTAGATCAATGCTACCAGCGGGTGTTGGTGGAGCAGATGAAGAAGTAAGACAGTTTGAGGATACTGCGGGAGGAGATGGAAATCCACCACCACCCCCACCAAGACCACCATTACCAGTTACTCAGTTCTCTGAAGATAAGATGACTGCTATTGCCCAAGCATCGGGCATTATTGGTCTGGAACCTCATGAATTAGCTGGTATTATCGCTGCGGAATCTGGTGGAGATCCTCAAAGATCCAATCCATTTGGAAGAGTTGGTCTTATCCAAATGGGACCAACTGAAACTGCATCATTTGGTGTCAAGTTTGAAGATTATAAGAAGATGACATTCAACCAACAATTAGATTTGGTTGTAAAGTACTTCAAGCAACGTGGATTTCAACCTGGAATGGGTGCAGAGAAAGCATATAGAACAGTTCATGGAGGCAATCCAAATGCAAGAACTGTTGATGCTTCTGGTGTAGATACTATTGAATATTTTAATAGAAAAGTTGCCCCTATGATAAAGGGGTATGCTGGTAAGTTCGCAAACATCAAACCACCAGCAACACAGACTGTTCAACCTCCAGGTATTATAGTTCCACCACCAGAACCAACACCACAAGGAGATCAATCAGTTATTAGAACAGAACCTGGATCTTCAAATATTGCTTCCATTCAAATCCCAGGACAAACTACTCAGGTTTCTCCAAAACCACCGAAACAAGTATCAAGTCCTGACGTGAATTTTGATCCTGAATATCAAGGGCAAGATAAATTTGCATCTAACCTAATCTTAGGAGCATTTGCATGAACTACGAAAGGTTAGCAGAACTTGCAACTTCTAGCACCAGAAATACAATCAATCTCGCAAAACTTTTTGCAACATCGTTTACTACGCAAAGAGAAATTGAACAAGGTAGACTTGGATTATTTGAAAATGCAATTGTTACAAGAAAGGATGCATATCGTTCTATTTTAGAAAGCGTAGAACAAAAAGAAGAAACAGAAGGATCTAAACTTGACACGCTTTTTGGTGCTCTTGGTTTAGGTGGACTTGCAAAAGGATTGCGAGGAATAAGAGCACCAAGATCAGCAACTTCAATACCAGCAACTCCTAGAGTATTACCAACACCACCACAAACCAGAGTATCTGGTAGAGGAGTTATTCCAAGAACACCAAAGTTACCTAGAGGAAGACTTGCTGGTATTCCTGGATTGAATATTGCTCTGACAGGATTAGACTTCTTACAAAGAAAACAAGCAGGACAATCAAACATACAAGCAGGTGCAGGATCATTAGCATCAACACTTGCTGCTATAGGAACTGCTGGATTGGTTGGTACTGCTATCGGTGGTCCTATTGGTACAATTGCTGGATTAGCTGCTGGTACACTTGCTGCATTTGGTACTGGAAGTTTGGTTGATATGTTGACTGGTGCTAATACTGCTGAAGGAAGAATAGAACAAGAAGAAAGAAGAACTCGAATTGTTGGAAAAACTAATTTTTCTCAAGCATTAGATCAGTTTGATAGTGTACTTGGAAATCTTGCTAAGTTAGCAGAGTACTTGAAGACTGGTGGTAGACCGACTGGCGGTACTGACGGTGAGATACCAATGAACACTGAAGGTGTCAATCCAGAAGATATAAGAAAATCTAAACCACTTCGACCCGATGCGGGTCCACCAAGTCCAGAAAATAGAATGCCTGATGCATCAGCACCTGGTGCATATGGAATTCCTGGAGATCCAAAAAGTCCTAGAATTGGAGACTTGGTTGGCAGTATGCCACCAAATATAAAACCAACATCTAGGGGAATTGGTGGACAACTTTTAGAACCAAAGACTAATGAAGTTGCATTTCAAAGAAGTGGAATGCAAACAATACCTTCAACAAACTATCAAGTAGCACAAAGTTCTGGGAGCGTAACAAATACTGTTACATCTCAGAGTTCTGATAACGTGGTTATCTTGGATAATCAACCAAACACTATTGTTGTCAATCAACCAGTTCCAGTTGGAGGTGGAACTGTAATGAATTCTGGACCTACTTCATATGAGGTAGCAACTAAATATGCTAAGATGATCAGTTCCTTGACAGCATAATGTCCAATTTTCTCAAAGGACATAAGATTGTAGAATTATCTATTGGTTCTCCTGATGGGGTCACATTTCTTGATGCTCGTTTGCAGTCTGGATTGATTTCTTATTATGAAGATGTAACTGATTCATCTGTCCATGTAACCATTGATATTCAAGATACAAATGGTTTCATGAATAAACTACCTATTCGTAGTGGTTCTCAAGTTAATTTGACGATTGAACATCCTAGTGGAGAATTAAAATATTCCACACTAACACAACCACTAATTATAAGTAATATACTATCAAATGCAACACAATCAAAACGAGAAATATACAGTCTAGACTTAGTTACAAAGGGATCATTATCAAATCATACAACACGAGTATATAAAAAGTATAAGGGAAAAATAAGCACGTCTATTAGAACAATCTTAACAAAAGAATTGGGTATTTCTAATAGTAGAATATTTCAAATTGAAGAAACTTCAAATGATTATGAATTTATGGGTAATTATAAAAGACCCTTATTTGTTTGTACATGGTTATGTCCAAAATCAATTCCATCAGTAAATAATAGTAAAACTGCAGGAACTGCAGGATATTTCTTTTATGAAACTTTAGATGGGTATAATTTTAGAAGTATTGATAATATATTCAATAAAGCATTAGAAAATAAAAACAATATACCAATATATTTTTACAGTGATACTTATGATGCATTAAGTCAACAAAACAATTTTAGAATTTCTTCTCTTCCAATTTGGAAGGAAAATCATGATATTTTGGATAAATTGAGAAGAGGAACTTACAGATCATCAAATTGGTTTTACAATATTATATCAAAAACTCCTGAATTTGTAGATTATAAATTTTCTGATAGTATCAATAAGCAACTTACATTAACAAATGAGATTGAAAATATTCCTGCAGATATTTCCACCTTACCATCTAGAATTATGTTAGGTGTCATAGACACTGGAACATTATCATCCAAAGGTGATTTAAAAACTCCCCAACAACAACCATACTATCAGTCACAAGGTATTGCTAGATATTCATCATTGTTTTCTCAGACGTTAAATATAACAGTACCAATGAACTTATCTTTAAGGGCTGGTGGAGTGATATATTGTAAGTTTCCAAAAATAAATATGGAAGCATCCGATTATGGAACAAATCCTAGCTCGGGATTTTATATGATAAAGGCATTATCGCATAAATTTTCATCGCAAGGTGATTTTACTGGATTAAAATTAGTAAGAGATTCCTACGCAGAACTAACATGAGAACTATAGAAGATCATATCGAAAAAACAAGTACAGAACTTTATGAACCTGGCATTTCTAGTCAACGACGCCGTTTTCTAGAACAAGAACTAGAAGACTTGAAAATATATCAGGCAAATCATCCTGGTGAAGATCACGATCCAACTCCTTTTGAGGTTTATTGTGATCTAAATCCAAATGCACTTGAATGTAGAATTTACGAGAACTGATGCTAGAACAACGCCTGTCAAAGATCAATTTTATCGGAGAAGATGGATTTCATTGGTTCATCGGACAGGTAACTGCTGATCCACAATGGCGTGAATTTAGTACAAAATATGGTTATCGTGCAAAAGTAAGAATTCTAGGACATCATCCTGCAACGAATGAAGTCCCCGATAGTGAATTGCCTTGGGCACATTTTTTAGTACCACCAAATCTTGGATCTGGCAAGAATTTCGGTGGTACTAGTTTTGCCTTACAAGGCGGCGAAACAGTATTAGGATTTTTCCTAGACGGTGATGATATGCAGCAACCCATCATTTTGGGTGCATTGTTTAGTGGAGAAGCAGAAAAGAACCTTGTTGCTTGGCAAAAAGCAGTAGACAAAGGTACAAGTGGATTTCTGCCAATTGACTTTAACAGACAATTAAAGTATTCAACAGCAGTAAGACCTGCTACTGGAGGATCTCCAACAGGGAATGGAGTTCCTGGTGGTGGTAAAACTGCAGACGGTAAAGAAAGCCTTCAAGGAAAGCAAAATAACGAAGTAAAGAAAAAGATTGTAGGACGTGCTAAAAAATGTAAAGGTGGCAAAGGGTTTTTGTGGGAAGTTTCAAGAGCTCTAGCAACTTTTATTGAAGTATCTAGAGATTTGATCAATTATCAGCAAGGATATATTGATCCTATTTTAGGACAAATTGCTGACATTGGATCTTTAATTGGACAAACATCAGACTTGATTGCAGGAGCATTTTCTCAGTTAATTCGATTGGCGAGAAAGTATATGTTCCAAA